TGATAGAGTTGCGGATCCATGGTTCTCTCCAGGAGGTTTAAATCGTGGTAATGTAAGAAACGCAATTAAACTTTCATACAATCCTAGTAAAGCAAACAGAGATTTCTTGTATCGTGCAAGAATTAATCCTATTGTAAACTTTCCAGGACAGGGTGTAGTTTTATTCGGTGATAAAACTGCTCTATCAAAACCAAGTGCGTTTGATAGAATCAATGTTCGTAGATTGTTCTTAGTATTAGAGAAAGCAATTGCTACAGCATCTAAATTCCAACTCTTTGAATTCAACGATGAGTTCACAAGAGCACAGTTTAGAAACTTAATTGAACCATTCTTACGAGATGTTCAAGGTCGTAGAGGTATCACAGACTTTTTAGTTAAATGTGATGCTACTAACAACACTGGCGAAGTAATTGACAGAAATGAGTTTGTCGCAGATATATTTGTGAAACCTGCTCGATCAATTAACTTCATAACACTAAACTTTATCGCAACGAGAACTGGTGTAGCGTTCTCTGAGGTTGGAGGTTAATCATGGCAGCAATAGACGATTTTAAAGCGAATCTGATTGGTGGCGGTGCTAGAGCTAACCAATTCAGAGTAACAATTACTCCACCAAGTGGCATTGCTATCGGATTAGATGTTCGTAGAACATCTTTTCTAGTCAAAGCATCAAACTTACCTGCTCAAACTTTAGGTGAGATTGCTGTACCTTTCCGTGGAAGAAGTATCTATATGGCAGGTGACAGAGAGTTTACAGATCCATGGTCAGTAACTTTCATCAATGACACTGACTTTATGATTAGGAATGCTATGGAAAGATGGTCAAATGGTATCAACGATTTAGCAGAAGGAACTGGTGTAGTTGCTCCTGCTGACTATCAAACTGACTTGTTTGTTGAGCAGTTAGATAGAGATGATACAGTTCTTAAGAGTTATATCTTTAGAAACGCATGGCCACTGACTGTTGCTACAATAGAGTTGGCCACTGAAACTAACAATACTATTGAAGAGTTTGAGTGTACATGGAGATACCAACACTTTGAAGCAAGTGGTGTAAACTTCTAAATTTAACGAGTATAAATAGTTATACAATTTTAAGTTTGGAGTAATTATAACATGGCACAACTTTTTGGTTTTAAGTTTGAGCGAGTCAAAGACGAAAAAAGTCAAGAGAAGTTCACTTTACCAAGTACAGATGATGGAACGACCGAAGTTGCTGGAGGAGGTTTCTTCGGTCAAGTTCTTGATACTGATGGTAGAGAAAGATCTGAACAAGATTTAATTCGTAGATATCGTGACATCGCAACTCAACCTGAGTGCGATTCTGCAATCGAAGACATAGTAAACGAATCAATTGTATCTGATGAAAAAGATCAGTCGGTTGCTATCGCTCTCGATAATTTACAATATTCAGAAACTATCAAGAAAAGAATTCGTGAAGAATTTAACACTGTATTAAGATTATTAGACTTTAATGTAAAAGGTCATGATATCTTTAGAAGGTGGTATATCGATGGTAGATTATTTTATCACAAAGTTATTGATAAGAAGGATCCAAGAAAAGGACTTGTAGAAGTTCGTTATATAGATCCTAAGAAAATTAAGAAAGTAAGACAAGTCAATAAACAAAAAGATAATGCTACACAAGTTGATTTAATTCAAGATATAGAAGAATACTTTATCTACAACGATAAAGGTTTAAAGATGGGTACTACAGAAGGCATTAAGATTGCTGCTGATAGTATTACATATTGTCCATCTGGTGTTATTGACCAGAACAAAGGACATGTATTATCATACTTACACAAATCAATTAAACCTGTCAATCAATTAAGAATGATTGAAGACAGTTTAGTTATATACAGAATATCAAGAGCACCAGAAAGAAGAATCTTTTATATTGATGTTGGTAACTTGCCGAAAGTAAAAGCAGAACAATATCTAAAAGATGTAATGAACAGATATCGTAATAAACTAGTTTACGATGCATCTACTGGTGAGATTCGTGATGATAGAAACCATATGTCAATGTTAGAAGACTTCTGGTTACCTCGTAGAGAAGGTGGTCGTGGTACTGAAATTACTACACTTCCTGGAGGTTCTAATTTAGGTGAGATAGATGACATCAAATATTTCCAGAACAAGTTATATCGTTCATTAAATGTTCCTGTTTCTAGAATGGAAGCAGAAAACAATTTCAGTTTAGGTCGTTCAACTGAGATTACTAGAGATGAATTGAAGTTTACTAAATTTGTTCAAAGGATTCGTAAGAAGTTTACACCAGTATTTACTGATATGTTGAAAACACAATTAGTATTAAAGGGTGTGATATCTCTTGAAGAGTGGGATAGAATCAAAGAACACATTCAATATGACTTCTTACAAGATGGTCACTTTGCTGAATTAAAGAAAGCAGAGTTACTTAACGACAAAGTACAAACCTTACAATCTATTGAACCATACATTGGTCAGTTCTTTAGTAAGAAGTGGGTACAGAAAAATGTTTTACAATTTACAGATTCGGAAATTGACGAAATGGCGAATCAATTAGAAGACGAATCTGAAGACGATAATCAAGACGGAGAATTATAATGGCAAATACAAAAGATATGATTGACGCACTAGCAAAAGGTGATAACTTAGAAGCAGAGAAAGCATTTAACGATGTTATGTCTGGTAAAGTTGGAACTTCGTTAGAAGATAAAAGGGTTGAAGTAGCAAACTCTTTTGTTAAAACACCTGTAGAGGCGAAGGCAGAGGAAGATGATTCTTAATTTTCAAAATTACTATACATCTATCACTGAAAAAGATGACCACAAGAAATCTAAGGAGTATAAAAAATTAACTCCAAAGATGAAAAATGCAGTGGATGAAATTTTTAAATTAATGGACACTACTAAAGGACTAAATATACTAAATAACTTCGAAAAGACACTTCGTAATGTTTCAAAAAAACATAGAGTTACTGAAAGAGAACTCACTAGTTATTTTGAACGAGAAGTTTTATCGATTTAAGGAGAAAAGATAAATGGCATACACATCACAAACATTAGCAGACTCTGATTTTGAAGTAGTTGTTAAAACTACAATCACAGGTACTAATGGCACAGCACTTAAAGTAATCGATGCAAGCACTTTTGAGTCTGCTGCAAACGATGGTAGTGACAGATTAGATATAGTTGGTTGTAAATGGTCTGTTAGTTCTCCACTAGATGTAGAATTTAATGCTACTACTAATGTTGTTGCATTAACATTAAATGGTCAAGGCAGTTATGGGTTCGGAGATGGTGCACCCAAAATAGTAAACAATGGTGGTTCAGGAATAGATGGTGACATTTATTTAGAAAACGATGCAGCATGTGTAGGTTTTATCGTATTAAAACTAAGAAAATCTGCTGGTTATACATCGATATAATTACATAGGATAAGGATATGGCAATAAAATTAATATCAGAAGAAGTCGCTAATGTAGAATATCTTACTGAGCAAGATGAAAATGGTAAGAAGAACTACAAGATAAAAGGTATCTTCATGCAAGCAGACCTAAAAAATAGAAATGGTCGTGTTTATCCTATGGAAATACTACAGAAAGAAGTTAAAAGATATAATAAAGAATATATCTCAGAAAAAAGGGCATTTGGTGAATTAGGTCATCCAGATGGACCAACAGTTAATCTGGAAAGAGCAAGTCATATGATTACTTCTCTAGTACCAGATGGAAAGAACTTCATTGGTGAGGCAAAGATTCTTAGCACACCGATGGGTAATATCGTAAAGAATCTTATGGATGAGGGTGCTAAACTCGGTGTATCATCCAGAGGTATGGGCAGTTTAAACCAGAAAAATGGAGCGAACTATGTGAGAAATGATTTTTACCTAGCAACTGCAGCAGATATTGTGGCGGATCCTTCAGCACCTAGTGCTTTTGTAGAAGGCATAATGGAAGGCAAGGAATGGGTATGGAATCATGGTGCTTTAGTTGAAGCAGAACTTGCACAAGCAAAAGAACGCATTAACAAAAAAGTACAGAAGAAAAAAGCATTAGAAGAAGCATTAGAATTTGCTAAATTTCTTAAAATGCTTTAATTTATAAATATATACTAAACAATTAATAGGAGATAATTCCAATGGATAATGAGTTAGATAGATCTATTGAGGAATTAGAGGCAGAGGTAATCCAGGAACTTGAAGAAGCGAATGGTGCGGATGCTCCTAAAAAAGGTGCTGCTCCTGCCGATAAGGCAGACAAGATCGATGATAAAACATCTGGTGGTGTCGAAGACACTGGTCCTGCTGTAGTAGAACCTACTCAAAAAGTCAAAAAACCAAAATCTAAAGAAGTCAGTGGAGATCCTGCTCAGAAAGGGGAAGGAAGTCCTGACAAAATGGATAAACTTAAAGAAGATGAAGATGTTGATTCTTCTGATAAAGATGTTGATTCTTCTGATACTTCTGAAACCAAAATGACTAAAGAAGGCATGAAAAATAAAATGCTTGCTGCTATGAAAAAGATGAATAAAAAAGAAATGGAAGAACTTTATGCATCTTATAATAAAATGTCAGAAATGGATGACGAAGAAGAAGAAGACGAAGAAGATGTAACAGAGAAGAAGGCAAAAATGAAAGAAGAAGTCGACAACAGAATTAAGGAAATCGATGTCAGCGATGATGTAGATGCTCTTATAAATGGAGAAGGCGATCTTTCTGAAGAATTTAAGTCTAAAGCAGCAACAATCTTCGAATCAGCAGTTAAGTCTAAAGTGCGTGGTGAAATAGAACGCATGCAAGGCATCTACGATGAAGAACTAGTTGAAGCAACTGAAACAGTTAAGTCTGAATTAACAGACAAGATTGATTCTTACTTAAACTATGTTGTTGAAGAGTGGATGAAAGAAAACGAATTAGCAATTGAGAGAGGTCTCAAGGGCGAAATCGCTGAAGACTTTATCGCTGGATTAAAACAACTGTTTGAAGATCACTATGTTGATGTTCCATCAGAAAAATATGATGTGCTTGAAGCACAATCAGAAAAAATTGCCGAATTAGAGGAAAAAGTTAATAAATCTTTAGAGGATTCTGTATCTCTTAAAGAGGAAAATTCTTCCCTAACTCGTCAAGCAGTTATATCAGAAGCGACATCTGATTTAACTGAAACCGAAATTGAAAAGTTTAAGTCAGTTACAGAAGATGTAGAGTTTGACTCTGCTGAATCTTTTCGTAGCAAGATTTACACTCTGAAGGAAAGTTATTTTCCTAAAGTAGTAAGTGAGTCGACTTCGACAATTGATAATGTAGAAACTGGCACTTTAGCACAGGACATTGATGTTTCTGACTCAATGGCAAACTATATGTCTGCAATTAGCAGAAATGTTAAAGGTGCAAATTAATATAAATAAGTAGAAAGTAATAAGGAGAAAATTACAATGTTTCAAACTGAACATCTACAAGAAAAGTGGTCGCCAGTCCTTGCACATCCCGAACTACCAGAAATTAGGGATTCGTACAAAAGGGCAGTAACTACTATCGTTCTTGAAAACCAAGAAAAGTCAATTAAAGAAGATCGTGCTTTCTTGAATGAGTCTGTTCCAACAAACTCATCAAGTGCAAATGCAAATATTGACAACTGGGATCCAATCCTAATATCACTAGTTAGAAGATCTATGCCAAACCTTATCGCTTACGATATCGCTGGTGTACAACCAATGACTGGTCCTACTGGATTAATCTTCGCTATGCGTTCTCGTTTCGCATCACAAGATGGTGCTGAAGCATTAGCAGACGAAGCATTCCCAGATATTTCTAACCAAAATGCTGCTGGTACAATCGGTGGTGGTGATATCGGTGCTACAGAAACTAACCCTTCTGTATTAAACGACACACCTGCTGGTACTTATGTTTCTGCAACTGGTCAAACTACTGCACAAGGCGAAGCACTTGGCGACAGTGGTGCAAACCAATTTGCTGAAATGGCATTCTCAATTGAGAAGCACACTGTTACTGCTGTAACTCGTGCTCTTAAAGCAGAATACACAATGGAACTAGCACAAGACCTTAAAGCAATCCACGGATTAGATGCTGAGCAAGAATTAGCAAACATCTTATCTGCTGAAGTTCTTGCTGAAATTAACCGAGAAGTTGTAAGAAACATTTATGTTTCTGCTGTAATCGGTGCACAAACTAACACTACTACTGCTGGTATCTTTGATTTAGATACTGACTCTAATGGTCGTTGGTCTGTTGAGAAGTTCAAAGGTCTAATGTTCTCTCTAGAGAGAGATGCTAATGCAATCGGTCAACAAACTCGTAGAGGAAAAGGTAATATTATCTTATGTTCTGCTGATGTTGCCTCTGCATTACAAATGGCAGGTGTATTAGATTACACTCCTGCGTTAAACAACAACCTAAATGTTGATGACACTTCATCTACATTCGCTGGTACTTTAAATGGTCGTTACAAAGTTTATATCGATCCATATGCTGCTAACATATCTGCAGACCAGTACTATGTTGTTGGTTACAAAGGTACATCGCCTTACGATGCTGGTATGTTCTATTGCCCATATGTCCCACTACAAATGGTGAGAGCAGTTGGTGAGAACACTTTCCAACCTAAAATTGGATTCAAAACAAGATACGGAATTGCTGCAAACCCATTCCATACTGGAACTGTTGCTGCTTCTGCATCTGGTGCGATCTCAATTACTGGTAACACAAATAAATACTACAGAAGAGTGAAAGTATCTAACTTAATGTAAGATAACTCTACTATCAAGTATTGAATTAAGAGGAACTTCGGTTCCTCTTTTTTTTTGCCTGTCTAAATATAGTAAATAATACTTGACAAAACTCGTCCAATCAGATATAATTGTCATCATATAAGTGAAATAAGGAGATTTATTTTGAAAATATTAGTTCCAGTACACCAGTTTAATAACTTTGGTGGTATTATTAATCATACTGAGCAACTGATTGCAGGTCTAAAAGATTTGGGGCATGAGGTAACATTTGCCTTCTTAAAACCTACTGCTCAGAAACCCAAACCAGTTAATATTGAGATGCCTGAGGGATACGAACTTGGTGCTGGTACAGGTTTACCAGTACATCAGGGGAAAGGTTGGATTACTAACTACTATTCATTTCTTAATAAAGATAGTATCGATAGTTTTGTTAAGATGGCAAACGAACATGATATAGTTATCTGGGAAAGTATATTTGGATTTAAAAATAAAAACTCTGAAGAAAACAAAGATTGGTTACCAATGATTGAACAAGTTACTTCTAAACAAGTAATGATTGTTCACGATGGTAATCTTCGTAAGTTATATCCATGGGTATATAAATTTAAAAATCATATACAAGGTGTTGCTTGTGTACATGTATCAGCATATGAGTCAGGTAAAGCAATGGATATTCCTAGAGCAATGATACTTAATCCTCAAGAGATTGGTGATGTAAATGCTGATATAAATTTTGAGAATCGTAAAAGAGTAATACTATCTCCTCAAACTTTTAAAAGGTGGAAACATGTAGATGATTTAGTTGCTTCTGTTCCTTATATAAATGATTGTGAAATAAAAGTAGCAGGTGATGGTATAGAAAGAAATTATATGACATCTATTGATAAGTGTAAACCAGAGTATCATTGTAACAGAGATAAAGATCCAGATGCTAGTGAAGATCGTTTGGGTAAAAAGATATGGGACAATGCTACTGACACAGGTATGGAGTATCTTGGTTTCATAACTGAAACTGAAAGAGATAACATACTAAAAGAATCTTTGTTTCTTATAGATCCTTCATGGTCTAGAACTTATGGTGAACACTTTAATAGAACTATCGTTGATGCAATGAAAACTGGAACAGTTCCTATTGCTATCAATTTAGGAATCGCACCTGATGAAGATGGTGTTGGTTCTTTATTTAAACCAAACGAAAACTATTTAATGCTTAAATATAACTATACTGCTAAACAGTATGGCGATATGATTAATAAGTTTTTAGATATTCCTCAAAAAGTATATGAGAAAATTGCTACTACTAACTTTCAGTTAATTAAAAAGTTTGATAGAAGAAAAATTGCTCAAGATTATATTGACCTTGCTAATGGTAAGGTATGTGGAGAGAAACATGAAGTATCACCATCACCAAATCCTATCTTCGTTAAAAATGGTAACGAAATGTGGGATAGTCATTTTGAAGTTGAAGAAACCTCTTCACTTGAAAGTTTCTTTGGTTAATCTGTTTTTAATCTCTTATAAATAAGAGTATGGCATATAATAAAACAATAGACAGACAACCAACTAAGTTAGACTATTCAGCACCAACTCAGTTTAGGTTCACAATCACACAACTACCAAAAGTTGAATACTTTACTGTTGCAGCAAATATTCCTGGAATTAATTTAGGGGAAGTAACAGTCGCATCTCGTTTTAAAGATATTCCTATGTTAGGAGATGTGTTAGTATATGAAGATTTGACAATTACATTTATAGTAGATGAATTTTTAGAAAACTATATTCAATTACATGAGTGGTTAACAGGTATAGGATTTCCTAAAAGCACTAAACAGTTTAGAGATTTTAGACAAACAACTTCTAATAGTCCTACAACAACTCTTGGTACAAGAACATTAGCAGATAATGCATCGGCAGGTAGTGATATTGGTGACCCAAGACCATCAACTGCTGAACGAGGAATGTTTGGTGATGCTACTATGACATTACTAACAAATAAAAATAATCCAGCAGTGGAAGTTAGATTCCAAGATCTATTCCCTGTTTCTTTGGGCGAGTTAAGTTATACACAAAATGCTACAGATGTAGAATACTTAACAGTTGAGGCAACTTTTAAATATAAACTATATGAAATACACACCTTATAAATAAGGTAGTACAATATATAATGCGGAGTTATTATGACACTTGATGAGTTAAAAGCACAGGTCGCAAAAGATCTAGTGATAAATGATGAAAGACTTGATACCGAATCTTTGAGAAACCAAGAACTTTATTCTAAGTATCTTCAAATCAAAACAAACTTTGAATTACTTTTATATCGTGCGAAAGGCGATTACAAAGTATTGTATCGAGAAAAATGGGAATACTATGGTGGTAAAGCAGACGCAAAAGTTTATGCCACTAAACCATTTGACCTTAAAATATTAAAATCAGATCTTAGTATATACATCGAATCAGATGAAGATATTATTGCAGCAGAACATAAAATAACATATCTTGAAACAACTGTCAAGTATATAGATGGTGTATTGCGTTCAATACAAAGTAGAGGATGGGATATTAAAAATGCTATATCTTGGAAGTCCTTTGAGGCAGGTATGATGTAATGGTAAATGTATTTGATAATTTCTTAGAACACCATGTTGCTGAACTTATAGATCTACAGATGCGAGAAGTACATTGGAAATATGATTATGATAGTAAACCAAAAGGAACTCAAAAACATTGGCATGTATTTTGTGGGCATAAGATAGATGTTGTACCAGATGAATATAATTTCATAGTTCCTATATGGGAAAAGATTAGAGCAACTTGTAATGTGGAATTAGAACGAGTATATCTAAACGCACATACATTTGGTATAGAACCACATGTACACAGAGATGATGGTGATGTTACTATGATATATTATCCTAGATTAGATTGGAAAGAAGAGTGGGGTGGGGGAACTGCTATCTATAATAATGAGGTAACAGAGATAGATAGACACTTTGTAAATAAAGGTAATAGATTGATTATGTTTGATGCTAATTTACCACATCAAGCACAACCAATTAGTAGAGAATGTTATCAACTGAGAACTTGTGTAGTATTTAAAACGAACTGGATGTAATAATGACAGTAAAGTATTATGATTATGTACAAAAGTATGTTCATTTTTATGAAGATGTAATATCGATAAAAGATTGTCACACATTAATGAACGCAGAGTTTGCTTATAAACCATCAAAGTATGCAACGCACAAGTCAGAAAGTCCTCGTAGTGAAGAAAGAGTAAAAATGGACGATGCTTGGATAGGTGAGAACGATGAGCATTATAATTTAATTAAATCATCGTTTGAGTTTGTAATTAAAGAATATCAAAAAGCATATAAAAATTGTATCATTAAAAACACAACACCATTTAGAATTAATCGCTATTCAGTTGGTGGGTTTATGTCAGAACATTGCGATAATATACATCACAGTCATGGGCAAACATATGGATACCCACAATTATCAGCATTGTTATTTTTAAATGACGATTATGAGGGTGGTGAATTTATGGTTAACAATCTTGCTTATCCAAGAAAGAAAGGTTCAGCAATTATATTCCCTTCTAATTTTATGTACCCACATCAAGTAACAGAGATAAAAAAAGGAACACGATGGAGTATAGTGACATGGTTGATGTAAAAGAGCATTTAGTATTTCCAACTGTTATTAATGAATTTAAGTATGATATGCCCAGAGAAGAAAGAGATTACATTTTTTATCTTTCAGACTTATCAGACAACTGGCAAACTGCTGATAACCTACATACAAAAACAGAAGTTCAAAAGTTTACAGATTGTATACAAGAAACTTGTGAAAATATATTATCATATCAAAGATACGAATACGATAAAGTAGAAATAACTGGTATGTGGGCAAATGGTTTA